AAAATTTAGATGATATTTTAAATGATGTTGATGAAACATATGGTGTAACTCCAGATATGAAAAAAGAATTAGATGAAATGGCAAAATTAACACCTAAAGCTGCAGAACGTTTTGAATTAAAAATGAAGTATCCAGGTCTTGATGATGAGTTATTAACAGCAATAGTGGATGATCCAGATCCAAAAAATAAAGCACAAGTGCTTTCAACATTAGATCAATTACTAGAATTACATAGACGAGGTAAATCTCCAGAAGAGGCTGTAGATATCATTAAACAAACAATGTTTAAAGGTAGAAAACTAAACGCAAGAGGCGGACTAAATTATTTAATGGGGATGTAATGGAGATAGGCAAATTTAAATTAGCAAAAGCTTATCTCGTTAGGCCTCCTAAAAAACCCACATCTGAGTTTCTAACACAGGAACAAGCTGAAGCTAAATCTCCCGGATTATTTAATGCTGAAGTTAATGAGAACGTCGTAACTAAAAATTACGAAGCAGAAGAATATATCAATCGTGTTAAATCTTACGTTCAATCAAAATATATTGATGAAGACTTTGCTCGTCGATTAATTGAAAAAAAATTAAAAGACTTGGAGATGACTCAATCTGATTTAGATACTTCTGCAATTAATTTTGCAACAGGTGGTCGAGTAAATCGTGCAATAGGTGGTGGTGCTATAGAAGGTGAAGACCTTGGAACACGTGAGGGCTTTAGAAGACCTATGATTCCTGTTTCTAAATTACCTAAAGATCAACAAAAATTTATTAACAACTGGTTAAAAAATAATCCCGATAAAACATGGGAAGATTTAACCAATCTTCAAAGAAATGATTTAAAAAAAGGTAAAAACGTTGGAGTAGGATATGGTGGATCAACTCCTAAAGGTGTAGATAATCCTGCGTTCCAACCTTTGTCAGAAAAAGGTAAAAAAATTGCACAACATGTTTATGGAACAACAGATATTACTAATGACCAAAGACAGAGAATTAACAGAGGTGAAATCACCATGGACACTAAACCTGTTAAATTTCAAAAAGGTAAAGATATTTCTGTTAAAATGAAAAGAGGAGCTAGCATAGCAGATGATGTCATTTTTCCAAATGAACAAATGAAAAAAGATTTTATAAAAGCAATTAGAGCTAGAGTTCAACAACCTGAAAAAGCTGTTGTAGATTTTTCAAATAAAGAACTTTCACAGTTATTTCCCATTAGTGAAAAACAAGCTGGTAGAGCTGCTCAGTATTTTATTAAAGATTTAGGTTTAGAATATGCAAAAGTAAAAACAAAAACAGCTAGTGAAATTATAAAAAATACTAAAAATCTTATAAAACAAACTTCTTCTTTTTTACAAGAAAATAGAATTAGGTCAGCTAAAACAGATATATTACAAGACTTAGATTTGCAGAAAAAAATGGATACTGCACACAGAGTATCAAAAACTCACATGGCTAAATTAGGATTACAATTTAATACCGATATAATGGGTATTGATTCAAGATTAATAAACCAAATAATTGTAAAACCTAGTGAAGTACAATTAGATAGATTGTACAGAAAGCAATATGATATTTTTGAAAAACTAAAAAATAATCCAGATTCAATTGAATTAAAAAATATTTTAAAAGACATAAATAAAGAAGTTACAAATATAGTAAAAAGTACCAGTGGAAGATTAGTAGGAGTTACTATTGATCCCGATACACTTGAGCCTTCTTTTCAAGGAATAAAAAAGAAATATTCTTTTTCCAATGTTTTAGGTGATTCTATGACAATGAAAGAATTAGAAAATCTTCCAAAAGAAGATCAAGTAAAATTTTTAACTAAACAATTACCTAAAGCAATTGATTTAGAAGTTAAAAGAGGTTTTGTTCCAAATGATTTTAAAAATATTTTATCTAATCCTAATTCCCAAAAAGCAATATTAAACTATGCAAAACAAAAAGCGCCTGAATTAATTGATCCATTAAAGAAAGCTTTTTTAAATCCAACTTCTAAAATTTCTTTAAAACTATTTAGTCAATTTCCAGCTATAGCTACTACAGGATTAGTTGGATTAGGAGTTTATAAAGGGATGGGTTTTGATCAAGAAGTTAGAGCGGATGATATGTCTACACCGGTTGATCCAGGAGTACCTGTGCAACAACAAGAACAATTTGATCCAGAAAGAGCAGATCCAACTTTAACTACAGCACTGGGTGCAGGAGCAGTATATAAATACGGACCACAACTTTTAAAGATATTAAAAAATATAGGTTTAAAACCATTAGGATCTGTAACTGCTGGATTAGGTTATACTGGAGCAGAGTTAGCAAGCGATGATCCAAGCTATGGCCTTGCATCAGCAAATCTTTTTTTACCTGAGATTACAGGAGCTGCATCAAAAGCAGCAAATGTAACAAGTAAAGCAGGAAGATTTTTATTAAATCCATTTACTGCAATTAGCCCAAGTGCCTCAACACTTGTTCCAAAAATTATGACAAGAGCTGCTATACCTTTAACAATAGGTGGTGGAATTATGGATATAGCAAAAGCTTCACAACCAGATTATCTTTTAGACAAAGAAACAGGTGAACCAAAAGCATTTGAAAGAAAGGATGCATCTTTTGTAATGCCTACGATGATAGATGCGAATGAACAAGTTTCAAGATTTGCAAAAGAAAAAGGAATTTCATATCAAGATGCTTTTAAAGAATTATTTAAAGATAAAACTTTTAGGGAAGGTATACAAGAAACTGTTCAAAAATACGCTAATGGTGGAAGAATAGGTTTTGCAGATGGACCACCAGATCCAAGTAAAAGAAAATTTATGAAGATCATGGGTGGTCTTGCATCATTACCTTTAGTTGGAAGATTTTTTGATGTGGCACAAGTTGCAGAAAAAGCTGCACCTGCTGTAGTCGAGACTTTTAAAAATGCTCCTGCACATTTTATAGGTTTAGTAAATAAAATTAGAGCGCTTGGAAAAATAGTAGATCCAAAAAAATTATTACGTTCTGAACAAGATCGATATTCAAATGTATATGACTATGGAGAGTATAGAATGTTTGAAAGACTAGATGGACAAGTAGAAATTCAAAAACAAAAACTTATGGCAACAGACTATGGAGATGGAATAGTGTCTGATGAATATATGTCGTATGATCCAAAAAGGCCTAAATTTAATAAAAAGGGTGAAAAAATTCCTGATGAATATGAAGAGGTGTATGAAGAAAACACAACTTATGCAGATCAGTATGGTGAAATGCAAGATGTTCGAGAAGGTGTTGAACCAGAAACTATAAATGATGGAACCTTTTCAAAAGAAGAACTAGAACAATTAATAATAGAGCAAATAGAAGATAGTATTAAAAAGGGCAAGAAGTAATGATCAAACGATTAACCACTACTGTGCCTCCTAAATCAGGACCCACGCCTCAGGGCTTGAATATTTCGTATAATACTGTTAAAACAGTCAAACAATCTGGAGAAAAAATAAATGGCAGACATAGACAAAGCGCTTCCAAACGAACCGCGAAAAGAATTTGAGATACCTGGCGAAGAACAAGTTCAAGAACAGGTAATTGAGGAAGTAGAAAAACAAGAAGCATCTCCGGATGACGTAGAAGTTATTGAAAACGAAGATGGTTCGGTTGATATTAATTTAGATCCAAACGCTGCATCTCCTGAAGGTGGCGATGAGCATTATGCAAACCTTGCAGATTTTTTACCGGATGATGTATTAGGAAGATTAGCATCTTCTTTATCTTCAAAGTATCAAGAATATGTTTCATCAAGAAAAGATTGGGAAAAGACTTACACCCAAGGTTTAGATTTACTAGGTTTTAAATATGACATGCGTTCAGAACCTTTTCAAGGTGCATCCGGAGCCACGCATCCAGTACTAGCAGAAGCAGTTACACAGTTTCAATCTCTAGCCTATAAAGAATTATTACCGGCAGATGGACCAGTTCGAACTCAGATCATTGGATTACAAACTCCAGAAAAAGTTCAACAAGCAAGTCGTGTTAAAGATTTTATGAATTATCAAATCATGGATCAGATGAAAGAATATGAACCTGAATTTGATTCTATGTTATTTCATTTACCTCTCGCAGGTTCTACTTTTAAAAAAGTATACTATGATGAAATGGAAGAAAGAGCAGTTTCTAAATTTGTTCCTGCAGATGATTTAATTGTTCCGTACACAGCTACCTCATTAGATGATGCGGAAGCAATTATTCATCGTGTAAAAATTTCTGAAAACGAATTACGTAAACAACAAGTTGCTGGTTT